TTGTTCGTCAGTACGACATCAACAACGACCGTATGCCCTGCCGTATTGACGTGCTGTACGGCTACAGCGTGATTCGTCCTCAGATGGCCGTGCGCCTCTGGGGCTGATCGAAACTTTTTTGAAAGGACATCATCATGGCTATTCCTAATGGTGCTGGTGGCTATCAGTTCAATGATGGCAATACTGGCGAAGCTCTCCTGTTCGTGCAGGGCGCTCCCACTGCTCTGACGGCCGGCGCAACCGCTACGGCCGAACAGCTGGCAAACGGTCTGTTCACCTTCAACGGCACCGCCGGCAACCTTCAGTTGCCGACCGTGGCCGATCTGGAGGCCGAAGTCTCTTCGGCCACCAAGGTGAACGCAGCGTTCGACTTCTACGTCATCAACATTGATGCGTCCGGCTCGGACACCATCACGCTGACGACTGGTACTGGTTGGACGATTGTTGGCACGGCAGCAGTGACGGTGAACACCTCCGCTCACTTCCGCGCTCGCAAGACCAGCGATACCACTTGGACGGCGTACCGCGTGTCGTAATCAACGGGGGGCCTCGGCCCCCCATTTTTGAAAGGACAAGGACATGCCAAATACGAAGGCTGTCGGTGTCGCGTACAGCGACCCCGAGTTTGAAAGCGTCACCGTCACCGGCGCGGTTACCGCCGCGTCGGTTGCAACCACCGGGGCCGTCACCGGCGCTTCGGTTGCTGTCACGGGCGCTTTGAACGGCACGCAGCTGGACTTGAACGCGCCCGTCACCAAGACGGCTTCGTTCTCGTTGGGCGCGACTGAAAACTTCGTTATTTGTAACGGAGCTTCTGCTAACGTCACTGTCACGTTCCCCACCGCTTCGGCCAACGCTGGCCGTGTGGTGTGGATTAAAAACCTGTCTGGCACCTACACGGTGATCTCGGCGTCATCAAACGTCAAACCAATCAACTCTGGCACCGCAGGTACGGCGATTCTCGCTGCGACCGCTGGCGCTTGGGCCATGTTGGTGTGCGATGGCACTGACTGGGTTGTGATGGCTTCGTAAAGCAAAGGGCGGGGGCCTTGTGCCCCCGTTTGAAAATCTATGGCTGTCATCTATCTACGTCACCCCTTGCACGGGGCAAAAGTTGCAACTTCTGACATGGAAGCCGAAAATGACTTCCAGAACGGTTGGGAAGAGTTCGACCCGACCGAACCTGTAACTGATTCAGCGCCGGCAGCTGACGTTGTGATTGACGAGCCCGAGCCTCAAGAGGCGCCCGTCGTCAACGAGCTGCAGCCGCGTCGGCGCGGTCGTCGTCCTCGGGAGGCCACGGAATGACCACGTCTGCAACCGCCGGTGAAATCATCAACGGCTCCCTGCGTCTGCTGGGGGTTTTGGCTGAGGGCGAGACGTCTTCAGCTGCTGTGATGCAAGACTCGATCATGGCGATCAATCAAATGATCCAGTCATGGGACACCGAGCGGTTGTCGGTCTTCAGCACGCAGGATCAGGTCTTCACTTGGCCTGCCAACGTCATTTCTCGCACTTTGGGCCCGACCGGCGACTTTGTCGGCAACCGGCCCATCGAAGTTGACGACTCCACCTACTTCAAAGACCCGTCGTCGGGCTTGTCGTTTGGTGTCAAGATGATCAACCAGCAGCAGTACAACGGCATCGCGTTCAAGACCGTGACGTCGACGTACCCTCAAGTCCTGTGGGTGAACAACACGTTCCCCGACACGACCCTGACTATTTATCCAGTGCCCATCAAGGCGCTGGAGTGGCACATTGTTTCCGTCGAGACGCTGACTGAAGTCACCAGCGTGGCGACCGACATGTACTTCCCGCCCGGCTACCTGCGCGCCTTCCGCTACAACTTGGCGATGGAGCTGGCGCCGGAGTTCGGCGTAGAGCCCTCGCCCCAAGTCACTCGGATTGCGATGACCAGCAAGCGCAACTTGAAGCGCATCAACAACCCGAACGACCTGATGGCGATTCCGTACCCGATTGTGGCGACTCGCCAGCGCTACAACATCTATGCCAACAACTTCTGATGAAAACGCCGATCCTTGGAGCCACCTACGTCGCGCGGTCGGTCAACGCGGCCGACGCGCGCATGGTGAACCTCTTTCCAGAGGTTGTGCCAGAGGCCGGCAAGGAGCCGGCCTTTCTCATGCGCGCGCCCGGGCTGCGTAAGCTCACTGAGGTTGGAACCGGCCCCATCAGGGGTTTGTGGGCGTTGGGCAGCTTCATGTACGTTGTCAGCGGCACCACGCTGTACAAGGTCAGCACCACCTACACCGCGACGTCGCTTGGCACGGTCGCCGGCACCGGGCCCGTGTCCATATCGGACAACGGCACGCAGATTTTCATCGCGGCCAACGGCCCGAGCTACATCTACAACTCGGCCACAAACGTCTTCGCACCCATCACCGATCCAGACTTCCCCGGCGCGGTCAGCGTGGGCTACCTTGATGGCTACTTTGTCTTCAACGAGCCCAACAGCCAGAAGTTCTGGGTCACTCAACTGCTCGACGGCTCATCGGTCGACCCGCTGGACTTCGCCAGCGCAGAAGGCGCGCCTGACGGTCTGGTTGGCCTCATCATTGACCACCGCGAGGTCTGGCTGTTCGGCACCAACAGCGTCGAGGTTTGGTACGACGCTGGCCTGCTGGACTTCCCGCTGCAGCGAATCCAAGGTGCCTTCAACGAGATCGGCTGCGCAGCTGCCTACTCGATCGCCAAGATGGACAACGGGCTGTTCTGGCTTGGCAAGGACGCGCGCGGTCAAGGCGTCGTTTACCGCGCCAACGGCTACACCGGCCAGCGCATCAGCACGCACGCTGTCGAGTGGCAGATTCAGCAGTACGGCAACCTGTCCGATGCGATCGGCTACACCTACCAGCAGGACGGCCACAGCTTCTACGTTCTGATCTTCCCGAGCGCCAACACGACGTGGGTCTACGACGTCGCCACGCAGGCGTGGCATGAGCGCGCCGGCTGGGTCAATGGCGAGTTCACTCGGCACCGCAGCAACTGTCAGGTGTTCTTCAACAGCGAAGTCGTCGTGGGTGACTACGAGGATGGGCGCATCTACGCCTTCGACCTTGACTACTACCAAGACGACGACCAGATTCAGCGCTGGTATCGGACGTGGCGGGCGCTGCCCACTGGCGCCAACAACCTCAAGCGCACCGCGCACCATTCGCTCCAGATCGATCTGGAGTCGGGCGTCGGCATCAACCTCGGCCAAGGCGACGACCCTCAGGTCATGCTGCGCTGGAGCGACGACGGCGGTCACACTTGGTCAAACGAACACTGGGCCCCCATCGGCAAGATCGGCGAGTACTACCGCCGCGTTTTCTTCCGTCGTCTTGGCATGACCTTGAAACTGCGTGACCGCGTGTACGAGTTGTCGATGACTGACCCAGTGAAGACAGCCATCATGGGCGCCGAACTGCTGCTCAGTCCGACCAATGCCTAGCCCAACCAACATCTCAAACATCACGCCTCCAAGGGTTGATTTAATCGACCCTCGGACGGGCCTGATCTCGCGTGAGTGGTATCGGTTCTTCCTGAATCTGTTTCAGCTGACCGGCAGCGGCCAAAACACAACGTCGCTGACCGACTTGCAACTCGGCCCTCCAGCCCCGCAGCAAGAGGATTTGACAAGCGTCATTGTTGATGTTTCTGGGCTCGAAAAACAACCCTCTCAAGAAAGCGCGCTTGACCAGATTGCCGAGCTGGAAAAACAGATTGAAGCGCTGGAATTGCAGCCAGTCATTGACGACGGTGCGATCAACGCCGCGATTGCTGCGCTGTCAACCGCCCCAGTCACCAAAACCGCCAACTTCACGGTAGCCAACGGTGAGACTTGGCTGATCAACAACAAGTCCGGCTCCAGCTGCACGGTCACGCTGCCGACCGCCAGCACCAACACTGGCCGGGTGCTGCACTTCCAGAACTACCAAGCCCAAACGCTGGTGTCAGCGTCCAGCAACGTGGTGCCGCTGGCCGGCGGCTCGGCCACTACGGCCATTTTGGAGGCCGTCGCAGGCGCCAACGCCACCTTGGTTTCTGACGGCACAAATTGGATAATGACGCAGTACGATTCGAATAACGCGCTGCAGCTTGAATAAGGAACACCACCATGACCGTTTACGCCAAGGTATTGATCCCGGCCAAAATTGCCGAGAACAGCCAAACCACCCAATACACGTCGACCAACGTCACGACGATCATCGACAAATTCACGGCGACGAACTACAGCGCAACGGCCGCTACCATCAGCGTGAACCTTGTCACCCTAGCTGACACCGCCGGCAATCAGAACTTGATCGTCAAGACCAAGTCGCTGCAGCCGGCCGAGACGTACACGTTCCCTGAAATCGTCGGTCAGATTCTTTCGCCCGGCGCTTTCATCAGCACGATCGCCAGCGCCGCTACCTCGATCAACATCCGCGCCTCAGGCCGCGAGATCACACAATGAACGACGCACTGACCATCGACCAGCCGCTGGAGCTGATGCAGCAAAAAGTGGAGGCTCTGCAGTCTGAGCTTGCCAAGCTGCCGCAGTACCAGCCCGAGACGAAGCATTACTTCCACGGCGGGATGTACTGCCGCGAGGTGTTTCGTCATGCCGGCGTATTGGTCGTTGGTGCAGTGCACAAAAAAGAGCACTTCTACCTGATTGTGTCTGGAACGGTAGCGATCACCGACGGGGAAGGCAACGTCGAAGAGGTCACCGGCCCGCACTTGTTCCAGAGCAAGCCCGGCACCAAGCGCGCCGTGTACGCGGTCACCGACGCTTTGTGCATGACTTTCCACGCGATTGAGGCCAAAACTGTTGAGGCTGCAGAGGCTGAACTTGTAGAATTAGAACCCAGCAGTATGTACGCGCCGGGTAACTTGATCAAACACGACGCACAGGAGGTGCTGACATGACATTCTGGGTTGCAGGCGCGGTTGTTGGCAGCGCCCTTATTGGATCACAAGCATCTCGCAAAGCCGCCAGCACACAAGCCGAAGCGGCGCGCGAAAGCGGCAATGTTCAACGCGAAATTTTTGAGCGGCAGGTAGAGCTGCAAGAGCCTTGGCGCCAAGCCGGCATCAACGCGCTTGGCAAACTTGGCACGGGCTTCAGCGGCCAAGTCGATCTGACGCAAGACCCCGGCTACGCTTTCCGAATGTCGGAGGGCATGAAAGGGCTGGAGCGGTCGGCTGCTGCACGCGGCGGCCTGCTGTCGGGCGGGGCACTCAAGGGCATCCAGCGGTTCGGGCAGGACTTGGCCTCGCAGGAGTACCAGAACGCCTACAACCGGGCGCTCTCGCAGTACAACACCACGGCGGCGCTGGCCGGCGTCGGCCAAACCGCAACGAATGCGCTCACTGGCGCGGCGGGGCAGTATGGGCAGAACGCAGGCGAAGCGATCCAGAACGCCGCAGCAGCGCGCGCGTCTGGTTACGTCGGCGGGGCCAACGCAATCACCAGCGCGTTGGGCACCGGCCTGAACTACTACCAAGGCCAGAACTATCTGAACGCGCTGCGCGGGCCTTCTTCGGGGATGTCGTACACGACGCAGCCCGGGTTCTCCAACACCCCGTCTTACATGGTCATGCCGCCCGGCCCGTAAGGAGAAGACATGCCTATCAATCCCGCAATCGCAATGGGCGTGCAGCCCCTCCAGCTCGCTGACCCGCTGGCGCAGTACGGCAAGATCGCCGCTATCCAGCAGGCGCAGAACCAGAACGCGCTGGCGCAGTACCAGCTCGGCGCGGCGCAACGCGAAGAAAAGTCGCAGAACGCCCTAAGCCAAGCCTATCAGGATGCCTACGACCCTGAGAAGGGCACCTACGACATCAACAGACTGCGGGGTTCGCTGATTAGATCGGGCGTCGGTGCCAAGCTGCCTGAGATTGAAAAGAAATTGGGCGAGCTACGGACGCAGCAGCTCGCGCAAGGTAAAGCGGAGACGGAGTTAGTGGGCGCCAAGCTGACGCAGGCGCGCGCTTTTCTCGACACCCTTGACCCATCTGACCCCAACGCGCCGACGCAGTACATCGCGTGGCATGAGGCCAACCACAAAGACCCCGTGCTGGGGCCGCTGTTGGCCGCGCGGGGCGTGACTGTTGACCAATCCCGCGCTCGCATCGCGCAGGCCATCCAACAGGGCCCGGCGGCGTTTGCGCAGTTGATCAATCAGTCCAAGCTGGGCACTGAGAAGTTCATGGAACTGAACGCGCCCAAGACCGTCTCGCAAGACCTTGGTGGAACCGCTCGCGTCCTGTCGATGCCCGGTCTGGGCGGCACCGCTACGGTCGTGCCCGGCTCAGAGGCAACGCGCACGCTTACGCCCGGCGAAAGCAAAGAGTCCATCCGCGAGGTCAACGTCGGCAACGAGGTCATCACCGAAGCGTACGACCCAGTTTCAAAGACTACCCGTGTGGTCAGCCGTCGGCCTATTCAGCTCACACCTGAGCAAGCGCGCGTCGCAGCACAAGAACGCAACGTGGTTTCCAACACCATTACGGATGAGCGCGGCAACGTCACACTGCTCAACAAGTTTGGTGAGGTGGTTCAACCGCGCGATGCAGCCGGCGGGGCGGCCGCGCTTACGCCTCAGCGTAAGCCGGTTGTGTCTACGATTGACACGGGCTCTGAAACCATTACGCAAGAGTACGACCCAGTATCAGGCAACACCAGAATCATCAGCCGCACTCCTAAAACTCTCACGCCCGAGCAACAGCGTCAAGCCGCGCAAGAGCGTAATGTGGTGTCCAACACGGTCACAGACGCGGCAGGCAACGTCACGTTGCTCAACAAGTTTGGGCAGATCATTCAGCCGCAGAACGCGGTTGGCGCTCCTGCGGCCATCAGAAATGAACAGAAGCCGGTGGTGCAAAACATCGATTCTGGCAACGAAGTCATCACTCAGTTGGTGAACCCCAATACCGGCCAAATAACCGTTCTTGGCCGGCGCCCCAAACAGATGACGCCGGAACAAGTGCGCTCCGCTTCGCAAGAGTCGAGAACCGTGGCCGGGTCGTTTACCGACGCTGCTGGCAACGTCACGCAGTACAACAAGTTCGGCCAAGTCATTCAGTCTACTGCGCCTGCCGCAGCTGGCGGCGGCGCCGTCCAGCTTAGAGGCAAACCGAGCGCGACGTTTGAGAAGACAGAAGCGCAGCGCAAGCAGCTGTCGAGGGACTTGGACACCGCGATCTTTGAACTCAAAGATGCCATCAAGCCCAACGGCTTGATTGACCAGTCCACCGGCAGCGGCGTGGGCCGCGCAGTTGACGTCGGCGCGCGGTTCATCGGTCAGGCGACCAAGGGTGACATCGCCATCGGCAAACTCAAGCCAATCGCTGACATCGTCCTCAAGATGGTGCCGCGTTTTGAAGGCCCGCAGTCCGACAAGGACACGCAGTCCTACAAGGAAGCAGCCGGCCAGCTGGCTGATCCGACGCTGCCACGCGAGATTCGCAAGGGTGCAGCGCAAACCATCATTCGCTTGATGGAGAACCGCAAGGGCCAATTTGTGTCGACCGACATGGCCGCTGAAGGTACTGCGGCCGGCGGCGGCGTGGACGCCAACAACCCGTTGCTGAAGTAAGGAGGGTGTCATGGCCGCATCGCTCGCCGAGATCATCCAAGACCCCAACTACGTCAACGCCAACGAGGCGACTAAGCGCGCCATCTTTGACAAGTACGCGCCGCTCGACCCGAACTTTTCCAAGGCCAACGCTGCCACGCAGGAGGCCATCCGCGT